CGGCGCGACTCACAATGAAGATGGAACATCGAAAATGTCACCGCAACTTAGTGGCAGTAGTGTTGCTTCACCAGAGATAACGCCTGCGCCAAACACAAAATCTGCGGTAACAATCGCTGGGGCACAGACTACCGCGGCAACCGCGCAAAGTGAAATGGAACAACAGAACGCCCAGTTTGCGGCAAACGGTGGGAATGGAACTGGTGGAACTGGTGGCGGTGGTGCAGTAGTAAAACCTGACGCGCAAATTATTGCCGTGTACAAGGATACCAGCAACCACATGACTGACGAACGACTTAGAGGTGTTATGAATGCTTAAGTTTCTTTTGGATGTAACTGTCAGCGTGGTCTAGTATAAAACTCTCTCGGCGTTGCATATCTTCCTTGTCCATAAAATCATTCCATTGTACACTGGGGTCAATGAAAAACTTATCATACATGAATGGGTCAATGATGTTTTTTAGTTTCGCCTGACTGAATTCTTCTACACAGAACTTGAAACAATCAAACATCGTGGCGTAGTCGTTCTCCCACTGAATGTAGTCGCCACAACTCGCCAAGTAGTCGTACAACCACTTGTAGTAGGGATTAGGACTCTTATCCCAGTTTATATCCTGATTAGGGAATGTCCCCTCTCTGTACCCGTAATCCTTCCAATTCATATCAAATTCTGAACTGTGATTCAGTGTAGGCGCCGTACCCAATAACTTTATCATCAACACGTTCATGTGATAACTTTGGTCACTCCAATACTCACTGCACCATCTCGTTGTTTCTCGTAGACTGTCGATAGTCTCGTATGGTAGACCAGCGATTAATGACATGTGACCTTTGTAGAAACCGGCATTCTTCTGGAAGTACTCCTTGACCTCTAAGAGACCATCTTGTATTCTACCCGTCTGCATTCCCTTACCTACAGATTTAGCGGCCTTGTGATTAAAACTTTCTATGCCATAAAAATGAGAAGTAATTCCCATTCGTATTAGGTTGTCCCAATCCCTTGGTTTAGAGGCAATCAAATCTCCTCTGATATAGGCAGTCATCTTTGGTTGGAAGGGAAGTTTCTCTATGACATCAGCAAACTTCTGAATCTTCTCACTGCTATCATTGAAGGTTTCGTCCAACACAATATAATGTTCAGTACCCCACTTGTCATAGTTCTCTGACATCTCATCATAAACACTCTGCGCGGTTCTTGAGTAATCACCCTTCACCCCCAGAATAGGAAAACTACAAAACTTGCATTTGAACTTACATCCACGAGCAAACTCTATCAAAGTTATTTCTCTGGGTTGTATGAAATCATTCTCTTGGTAAGTTACTGTTAAATCATCTTTGGGATAAGACTTGTACTTGGTGTATGCATTTATTGTATTGAGTATGTGAGTAGGTTCTGGCCCACCCTCAAAGTGTTTCAACAATTCCAATATGGCATATTCGCCGTAACCATAGATATACCAATCTACATTGAGACTACGCATACTATCATTTTGACTGCCAGCTACGAGTGGTATGTGTGGGTATTCTTTTTTCAACCACGCAATCAGTTCCATAACAATGGGGCTGTCTAAAAAGAATGTTGAACCAAAACCAAAAAACTTACATGTCTTTGCCCTTGGTTCAAGATACTCTTTGAGTTGTTCTATTGTCCATCGGTGGACATAATCTACTACATCGACTTCATATCCATTCTGCCGCAGAAACGTGGCAATCTTATGCCCGCCAGAAGACCGTCTAATTGATATGTTCTTAGAATCGAATTTCTTATCTATTGACCCAGCGATGTCTTCTAACTGGCCGCCGAATATAATTACATCCATAATTTACCACATAAAAAAGGGGACGCCCTATATTTATGGACGCCCCCCAATAGCATTACACCACTAGATATTAACTATCGTCAGCGAGTTTCGCAAAGTAGGACATTGCATCATCATCATCAGTCTTACCACTATCTAAAACATTCGATACTACAGATGTTTCAGCAGTCGGCATGACTGTCTTCTGTGCAAATATGTCATCCTCAATATCACCTGTTTGAGAGGCAATAGTGGGTGGGACGCGACTTGCACCATGAAGAACCATGTTCAACTTAGTCTTGAGTTCATCATAAGACTTGAAGTTGGCAGGGTCAACAATCTCTTGGAGAGAGTTTTGATTTGCCCACAATGCTTCTATCGCATCATCAGCAGCGACTGGCGATGCGTTTTGCTCGAACTCTGACTTGTCATAGTTTCGGAATCCTTCAACTTGGCGAATCTTCAGTTTAAAGTTACGACCTTCCCAGAAATCAAAAGGATTTACTGGAGTCTCGTCTTCAAATTCGGGTTTCAATAAGTCTTGAATCTTATCAAAGATTTTCTTACCATAACGATAAAGATAAACATTACCTTCGTTCGCAGGGTTGGAAGGATCTTTCACAACAACAATGTTGGAATAGAAAGACTGTCGGCGTTTTTGTTTACGAGCAACATCCTTATTAGACTCAACACCACTATTCCACAATTCACTGTTCAATTCAGAAACAGGGTCTTGTTGTTGTAGTGTTGTAAGAGAGTTTTCGATATACCACTTACCCGTTGGCCCTTGGAATCCATGTGTCCAGAGTCTTGCCCAGTAAATTTCTTCACCTTTTGCTGGAGGCAGGAATCGGATTACAGCGTACCCATTGCCAGCTTGGTCAACCGTTGGTTTCCATTCGTTACCATCGTCTTTCGACTGAGTATTGGTAGCAGACATCTTCTCGACTTGAGACATGAGAGTGTCCATGTTGCCACGCGACTTGCGTAGATCTTCTATTGAATTAAATGACATATTATTTGTTCTCCGTAGTATGCATTGTGTTGGGGAGCATCCCCGTTAGTTTGGTTTCTGTTTGCGTTGTATTTTACTTTTTTTGTCTAAATCATCCATGAATTCATCAGACTCATATACCTCCTCATCATAGATAAGATGTTTGTATTTGTCAAGTCTAGTTTTATTATCACTAGGAACTCTCCTAATACGTCTATCTCTATCGTTGGAAATATTTGACTCACTCATCATAATGTACACTCCTATTTATACAGGTTGAGCAAGCTGTTTTGCGACTTCACGCATAGTGTCAGTCACTCTTAGAAACGGACGATACTTTTTCACTAGTAGTACAACATCTTCTAATAAAATATCATCAGTCTCCCCTACAAAATTGAAAATCTTATCTAATATAACAAGAGTCTCAATGTTGATCATTCTACCATAGTACAGACGAAAAGTCAAGCCCTGTTTTCCATTTATTTCATAAAAAGGCGAAACTTTCTGTATCTCCATCTCCAGTAGTATCTTTGAAACATCTCCCTTAAAGAGATATTCCCGTTGTGTCTTTTTTATCTTCCAATCTTCGTATCGTTTGGATGCCCCTACATCGAACATTCCACCCCATCTTTCGCCAGAGACAAAATTAGCCACTAAGAAATCAATAATCTCTTCGCGTTTATAATCCCGAGCCAACTTCTTTATGGAAACCATGTCTTTGCGTTTCTGAAAGGTTTCTTGTTTGACTCTGACTTTCCCCTTGTACTTTACTACATCATACGACTTGGTAGTGAAGTGAAGTTTAATAGCAAGGTACAGTTTGTAAACTTCAAAGGGTTCCATCACAGTGGCAACTTACAGGACTTCTCACCTTTGACCAAATTGAGGTCTATTGCTTCTGCTTTGATTTTTTCTTTCAGGGAGGCAGTAAGGAGTTTCTTAACACTCTCGATTTCTATTCCATTCTTCGTACAATACTCTACGAGAACATCAATATAGTTTCCACCACTGACGGCTTTCTTTTCTATATGTTGGGAAAAATCGGAGGAACTCTTAAACTCCTTAGTAATAAGGAATTGGTCACTTACTGTTTCGGTCTTTTGCATATCATTGTCTACTATCAATTTTGGCATACTTCTCATCCACATTATTAAATTCGTTATCTATATTTCTTAAAATCTTTTCTTCATCAAAATCATTCTTCCAATTCTCAATATATCGAATAACGTCATACTGAGATTCGATATAAGGTCTCAAACACTCTGTCGCCTCTGCCTCGCCTGGCTTATCAAACTCGTGTATCTTGGAGTGATTAAATGCGTTTGCAATCTCCAGTATACTGTGAGGGTTTCCAGAACCAAAATGGACTTCTCTTGGTTTGTTCTTTGTGGTCAACAGTTTTATCATACCATCTACAACATCATGGATATGTGTGAAGTCGCGTGTTTTATTACCACTACCAAATACCCTGAGCGGTTTTCCGGTTTCCACGCATTTCTTAAATGACCGAACAACGGTACTGTACTCACCGTAGTCAGCCTCTCTTGGCCCATACACATTATAGAAAAACATCATGTGATAATCAAGACCATATTGTTCATGGTATAGTTGTAAGATTTCCTCACTGACAGTCTTGGAGAACGTGTATGGGTTTGATTGGTGGTGAACAAACTGGGTACTAGAAGAGGCAGCGAAAAACAAGGGGATTCCTTCTCTTCTCGCATACTCGGCAACTACCATAGTTGAATTAATGTTATTTGTAATTGTACCAAAGGGGTCTGTTTGAGAATAACGAATTCTGGGTGTTGCAGCTAAATGAAATACTGCATCGTATTTTCCTATCGGGATTGCAGTGGCAACATCTTGGTGGAGATACTCTACATTCTTGTAGTCTATCTTGTAATCACCTTTACGCATATCATCGATTACTAAAACATTCTGTCCGTGTAAGACCAATGCCTCTACCAAATGCGAACCGATAAATCCGCATCCACCTGTAACTATAAAGTTATGAGCTTCATCCATTTTAGTTTGCCATTCTATAAAACATGTGTCTATCTATTTGTGTTACCATTACCATACTTTTTGCCCATGATGGTTGTACATAATCAGCATGATAGAACAAACTTCCGCCTGTCATATCTTCGTGTCTTCCCCGCCAAACATCAATTGACAAATGCACCATTTCATTAAACAAATCTGTGTCGCGTACAATGTCTGGTTTGCCATCACAGTACCAACTGAACTGACACCTCCATCTTATAGGAACCAGTATTGCCTCATCCTTCCAAGAAGGTTTGTGTCTACCTTGATAAACAACTCCGCAAACCGAATCGGGATAAGATTTACTCTCCATTCGGTTGAGAGTCACGAAAGCCACTGCGAGTTGTCCCTCAGTACTTTCTCCTCTAGCCTCGTGATACATGTTAACTGCAAGACAATTGATTTCCTTCTTGTCTAAAACAATTTCTGTTTCGGGACTTAAAGTAATCTCTTGTTGAACTACCTCTTCAACACTTGTCTGTGTTGCAGTAACAGGCCATAATGAAAGTGATACAAGTACTATGTTACTTAAAAACAGATTCATTTTTTATCCTTCTCTTAGGGAGATAAAAAGAAACAGTATTCTGTTGCTAGGAACTGTCTCAAGAACCCCGAGCGACTACGCCGCTAAAGCGTAATTCTCATGTGCAAAGTTATCTTCTGCATTTATAGTTTTGTTGCGTTCACGGTAGCTTCCTCACCGAACTCTCCACGCACCTAATTAGCCCCAATCGATACCTATTCGCCCCCATCATAAGGACACCATTGTGACTTACAAATGCCCTTATGGTGGAGGCGGGGAGATTCGCACTCCCGTCTTGATGACCGTTCGACTTGTTTCATCGAGTGTTAGTTATTTATAAGGTATAATACCTCATATCCAAGCAAATGTCAAGCAGTTTCTTCATAATAATCTCTACATTCTAACAAATAGTCTGTATAGTTATCACGTTTTTCTACGAACAATTGTGGGTCTTCATTAGCAACCCCAATGATAATCACTGATTGGTCAATAGGAATGCCTGTTCTTTCCTCAAACATGATGGCATAACCAGCACACTGAGCAAAGTAACTCTTGATATAAGATTTCTTTTTTATCTTACCAGATGTCTTAAAGTCAATGATGGATAGTTTACCATCAAATTCAGCGATAAGGTCTGCCTGTCCAGCCAACCGTAGATGGTCACTGTATAGGAATTGTTCCACGCAATGGATATTGTCAACCCTGTCGATGTAGGTCTTCATGTCCTTAAACATTTGGAGTTCTACAATAGACATTCTATTTCGTTGGGTGACTTCGGTTCTTTGATTGAGGACATAATCCTCACACAGAGCATGAATTTTTGTGCCGCGAACTGAAGCCTGGCGGGATATCTTATCCGCCTCTTCTTCTCCGACATATTTGCGCCACTTCTGTATAGAGGGCGCAGTCTTATGGCCTAAAACGGTGGTGATAGAAGGGTATCTATCACCGGAGTCCGTCATATAACACCTTTTCCCGTCATGGGTCTCCCGTATCAGACGGGGGAAGGTGTGCTTTTCAGTAATATGGGTAAACATAATCTCTCTTTCTCTAATTTATGTACCCATTATAACAGCTATTCAGGCAGTTGTCAAGTCTTTTTTCGCCTTTTATGTCCCATATTCCTCCTCGTATTTAATTAATGCAATCAGATACTCTTTTACTAGGTCAGATCTCACGATATCATCTGTCCCGAACTCAAATGTCCGAAAAGAGGGCATATTATCAGCAATTATCATGAATTTCTGCAATCCACTCATATCGCCTCGTTTGTATAGGTCAGTCTGTCGAAAATCACCGCAAAATATGATTTTACTGTTGTGGCCTACGCGGGTGATAATTGAGTTAATCTCCATATCATTCATATTCTGGCATTCATCGACAATGATTACTGCATTGTCCAATGTAATACCCCTGACAAAAGAGGTTATCATCCAATCAATATGTTTTTGTTCGATTAATCTCTGGAATGCTTGTTGTTTGGTGGGGAATAAGTCGGCACACATGTCGATATAAGGTTGCATGTAGACTGCCGTCTTTTCCGTTTCATCGCCTGGCAGGTGTCCTATCTCTCTGGACGGAACCGCAGAACGGATTATAACTACTTTCTTGTATGGATTTCCTCGCGTTAAAACTTCTTCTAAAGCTCTGTACAGTGCAATATATGTCTTACCTGTTCCAGCGCATCCATGTAATAACATCGCCTTGGCATCTCGTGTATACTCAGATAAAAACAGTCCTTGTGTTTCAGTGAGTGCATCAATTGTGACTAAATCATCAACCCGCATTTTTAGTGTTGATTTTTGTTTTACCGTTTGGGCATCGGAATTATAATTCTCAATTACGGTAAGGTTGGGGTTTGTTTTGCGTCTTGCCATGTGTGGTGTTCCTCTAGATGGTTGGTTGAAAAAATACTCCATCACAAAGAGTGTGATTACATAGACTCTCCCTAGTTGTAAAGCGCAGACAAAGGCACGACCTCGGCTGAGGACATGATTCTACGAATGGTTTTTTTGATTTTTTCGGATAATACTTGGTTGTCCAAACATTCGTCCATTTTGCCTATGACGAATTCTGGTTCTAGAGTGCGTAGATCTTTCCTAACCCATTTCTTGGGGTCATCTAGATCATCGGATATGTTAAGACATAAAAGAACTATGTAGATATCCTCTTCCGTGTATAGGTTTATTCTATATCCAGTTGGTTCCCACTTTAGTTTCGTGGGGAACTTAATTATATTATTGGTCATAGTGCTAACTTGTTACCGACCTTAACGCCATATCTTTTGTGACTTTCGGCGCATGGGTGGCCCCTTGGCAATTGCGATATTATGTTGGCCCCTAGAGGGTCAACTTTCATCCCTTCTAAGACATACTTATCTATTTTTGATTCTAGGAATTGCAGCTGTTCATGGTATTCTGGGTTGATTATATCTATATCATATGATTTTGAATACCACGTTAGGTTGAATGGATACAACATAGGCACAAAGTAAACCCTCACTCCATTCATTTCGCATATATTAATTATATTCCAAAGTTCATGCATATAATTCCAAAGATTGTGAAAGTCCGTCTTCAACTGAATGTAGGTTCTAGAAAAGTCTTGATAACCTGCCCTCTCATAATTTAGAGCTACTACCATACTCCTAGCCATACCAATCTTACCCGATCCATTTACTTGGTTCTCTTCGGAAG